ATGTCAATTGAAAAGGTGAAAGATTATTTTGCCCGGTACGGAATGGAGGAGCGAATAAAAAAGTTTAATGTTTCAAGTGCTACAGTTGAACTTGCGGCAGCAGCAACAGCGCTATCGAACTTACAATAGAAGAACTTGAAAAGTATTCGTCATACATTTCTTGGGTTGATGTGTGCAAAGGTTGGAGTGAATAGTTTTATATTGCTGCTGCGAATATATAATCAGCGCATAATGAGCAAAATCCTTTGATGGTTTATAGAGCAATTCCATTATACAGGATTTTTGCAAATTATGCGCTTATATTTAACACCAAAAAATCAGAGTAGAGCCACAACAAATTAAGAACTGTGACTTCTTTAAAATACAACAATGTGCAAAGAAGAAAAAACACAAACATTGATCCATTATAATTTGTAACCTGTAACCACTTAACCTAAAAAATTAGAGCTACGTAGAAAAATATATTTCTCTCCTCGCGTGCGTGCGCGTGCGCGCGTGTATATATAAACCTACATTTTTCGAGGTTTCATGGTTGCTAGGATACAGAAAGGAAAACCGCTGTGTTAGAAAAAGATATAACCAACAAAATACTAAAATATCTAAAAACTGTGCCCGGATGCTTTGCTTGGAAAGAGCATGGCGGAATATACGGGACAGCCGGAGTGCCGGACATCATTGCCTGTGTAAACGGGCGATTTGTGGCGTTTGAAGTGAAAACGCCATCAGGCAGGGCGACAAAACTGCAGAGGCAACAATTAAAAAAATCCTCACTGCCGGCGGCGTGGTTGCAGTAGTGCACTCGGTGGACGAGGTGCGGGCAGTGTTTGAAACATCAGGTATTGCCCTCCGCAATGAACAATGATTTAGAATACACTGCAAAATTAGCATTAAGATATATGAGCAATGCGTACACGAATACAATGCATCAATGCCTCAATGTGAATTTAATTTTTACGGAGGTATGGAGTATGTATCGTGAACAATCATATAGCATCGAGCGTGCATATACTGATCTGACAAATGCAATCATTCTGCAAGCGGTCAAGGATTACAGGACTGCTTTAAGAAGGCTGGCAAAGCATCCATTTAGCAGCATGGCATTGTCAGCAAAAGAGGAATTGGAGAGGTTTTTCCGCTCAGATTGGTTTGAATTGCTTACAAATATCGACCCTGAAATGCTTATCACAAAGCTGGAAGCAGAGGTGATAGCATGACAGCAAAAGAATACTTAAATCAGGCATACCGCCTCGACCAGCGCATCAATTCCAAACTGGAGCAAGTTGCGTCATTAAATCAATTGGCTACAAAATGCACTCATACCATTACCGATATGCCGCGCAATCCCTGTCATGGCACTTCAACAATGGCGGATGCTGTGGCGAAAATAGTTGACCTGCAAGTGGAAATAAACAGAGATATTGACCATCTTGTTGACCTGAAACGGGAAATTGTGGGAGTTATAAAAGCTGTGGACAACACAGAATGCCAGACGCTTTTGGAATTGCGATATCTTTGCTTCAAGTCATGGGAGCAAATCGCGGTTGACATGGGATATAACGTACGACATGTGTATCGGTTGCATGACGTTGCTGTATCTTTGGTTAAAGTTCCTGAAACAAGTCAGTAAATGTCACTGTTTGTCACCATAGTAAGTGTGCTATGATATACTTGCAGAAATAGAATAAAGACGGGCCATCGCGGGAGTGTATCTTGCGGTGGCTTCTTTTGCCTGAATGGGATACAATTTGATGATAAAAATAAAAATTTTTCAACAAGTCAGTAAATGTCACTGTTTGTCACCATGGCAAGTGTAGTATGATATACTTGCAAAAATATAATAAACATGAGCCATTGCGGGAGAGCGCATCCTGTGATGGCTTTTCTTTTGTCCGAAGGAGGTGTATAGATGCCAAGAAAGCCAAAGCGGCCGTGTTCTTACCCGGGATGCCCAAGGCTTACCGATGGAAGGTACTGCGATGAGCATCAAAAACTGACTGACAAACAATACAATAAATATCAGCGTAATCCCGAGCACCGCAAACGTTACGGCAGGGCATGGAAACGCATAAGAGACAGGTATATAAAGGCACACCCTTTGTGTGAGGAGTGTTACAAGGAAAACAAATTTACCCCAGCTGAGGAAGTACATCATATCATTCCCCTGTCAAAAGGCGGAACAAATGATGACGACAATCTTATGAGTTTGTGCAAAGCGTGCCACAGCAGCATTACAGCAAGAAGCGGTGACCGCTGGGGGTAGGGGGGGCTGAAACCCTACAAATTGTGCGACGAAGATCGGGCGCGGGGCTTCGCGTGAGAAATCGCGGTTTCAAGAGGGTGATATACCCCGACATTTTGAAAGGCAGGTGAAGCATATGGCAAACGGACATGGCGGCGCACGCATCGGTGCAGGTCAAAAGAAAAAGGCTTTGATAGACAAGGTTAATGAAGGCAATCCCGGCCACCGTAAACTAACTGTTATCGAATTTACCGATACGGCCAATCTTAGCGGAGAAACAATGCCCGAGCCGCGGGAATATTTGTCCGCGCCGCAGAAAAACGGAAAAGAGCTCATAGCCGTAGATGTTTTTCAAAAGACTTGGAGCTGGCTTCATGAACGGGGCTGCGCTCAATATATTCCACCGCAGATGCTAGAGCAGTATGCCATGAGTGTTTCCCGTTGGATACAATGTGAGGAAGCTATTTCTGAATACGGCTTTTTGGCGAAACATCCGACAACCGGAAATGCAATACCGTCGCCCTATGTGGCAATGAGCCAAAACTTTATGAAGCAAGCAAACAATCTGTGGTTCCAAATTTATCAAATAGTCAAAGAAAACTGCACTACCGACTATCAGGGTATAAATCCTCACGACGATGTGATGGAAAGACTTCTGTCGGCAAGGCGCGGTGGATAGAAAATATAGATGGGAGAAATGATCATGAAACAATACTTAACAGCAGAAAGCGTGTGTATGGGCCATCCGGATAAGCTTTGCGATTTGATTGCGGACAGCATACTGGATGCATGCCTTCGCAAGGATCGATCTTCTCGGGTAGCATGCGAGGTTATGGCTACCAAAGGCAAAATTATCGTGGCGGGCGAGATCACCTGTAGCGGTAAAGTAAATATTCCTCACGTGGTAAAAAGGGTTTTGCAAGAAGTCGGCTACAATCCGAAACGGTTTTCAATATATGTCTATGTCCATAAACAAAGCGCGGACATAGCCGCAGGCGTGAATAATGCGCTGGAAGCCAGATGCGGCGATGTGGGCTGGTACGGAGATATAGGTGCCGGAGACCAAGGTACCGTGTACGGTTATGCTACGGACGAAACACAGGAACTTCTGCCTTTGCCGGTTGTCCTTGCAAACAGGATTACTCGCAGATTGGATATGGTGCGTAAAGAAGGATTAATCAAGGGGCTGCTTCCGGACGGGAAAGCACAGGTAACGGTTGAACATGAAAACGGCGTGGCAAAGCGTGTAAAAAGCATAATCGTTTCCGCCCAGCATGCCGCAGATAAATCAACCGATGATTTGAAAGAGGAAATTATTCGCTGGGTGCTGTGGCAAGCATTCGAAGAGTTTCCCTTTGACAACGATACGGAGATATACATAAACCCGTCCGGATGTTTTGTGGAAGGCGGGCCTTCCGCCGACACAGGGCTAACAGGAAGAAAAATTATGGTTGACACCTATGGCGGCCTTGCCCCTCATGGCGGCGGTGCATTTTCAGGGAAAGACCCGACAAAGGTAGACCGCAGCGGAGCGTACATGGCGCGATACATTGCAAAGCATATCGTTTGGTGCGGTTATGCAAAGCGTTGTGTGGTCGGCATTTCTTATGCCATTGGCAAAGCAGATCCTGTTGCATTTGAAGTGGATACGCTGGGGACAGGCAGCGTATCTGATGAAATATTACGCGAGGCCGCGCTTAAGGTTTTTAACTTAAGACCAGCAGCTATCATTGATAAGCTGAACCTTAGAAACACTATTTATGCGGATACAGCCGTCTATGGGCATTTTGGGAATTGGCAGGGCCTGTGGGAGGATGTAGACCGGTACAAGGAATTCAGAGAGGCGGTGACAGCGCTTGTTGATTGAGAAAATACCGGCAGCCAAGTTGAATCCTGCCGCATACAATCCCCGCAAGGATTTAAAGCCGGGTGACAAAGAGTATGAAAAACTGAAGCGTTCTATTTCCGAGTTCGGTTATGTTGAACCGGTCATCTGGAACAAACAAACCGGGAATGTGGTCGGCGGACACCAGCGGCTGAAGGTGTTGCTTGATTTAGGGCATACGGAAGTTGATTGTGTGGTTGTGAATTTAGACGACCAGCTGGAAAAAGCATTAAACCTTGCTTTAAATAAAATTCAAGGTGAGTGGGACGAAACTAAACTGGCCGCTATTATGGCAGACTTTGAAGCGACAAGCTTTGACGTGTCAATTACAGGCTTTGATGCCGATGAGGTGGATGCGCTTTTAAACAAGTTTTACTCCAAGGAAGCTGTTCAGGACAACATCCGTATGGGACGGTAAAGAGATGGCACGGTGCCGGTTATCTGCTGACCAAAGGAAAACTAATGGCAGCCGCTGAGATCGGGCTTTCTTTTCTTGCCTATAATTTCCGGAGGGCCATGAATCTCCTCGGAACAGAGAAAATGATGGAAATAATTACGGCCTGAGTATGGTCTTTCTTACTGTTCTAAGCCCAGAAAAAAGATGGAAATGAAAAAATTTATGTCGCCGCATTTTTGTTAGATGTTGACAAATGTAGGGCGGCATTTTCTATGCCTTTTTTTCTTAATTTTCGGACAGTCTCCTTGCAATATCACAGGTTTAGAGTGATATATGTACCTACCAAAAAAAGAAAGGTGGTACAGGTATGGAAGTCAGGTTTAATGTTACGGATGAAAGACGGAAGGCTTTGGTACAGGCTCTTGGCGAACTGCTGGAGTTGAAACCTAAGTATCTCGGGCCTCCCTCATTCTCCTATCAAGTCGGAGATATGCTTATCGACAAGAAAGGGACAGTTTTCCTTGGCGAGGATGCCGAACAGGAGCGTGTGGACAGAATTCTTGACGGAATGCGGGCTCGCGGTTTTGAATGTGTCATCCCCGACAGCTTTGTTATTGAACTGCCTCGGGAAGGCGTCGGCAATGCGGCTATTGAGAACCTCAAGTACATGGTTCGGGGCAAAGAAAAGCTGATCAAAAAAGCGTTGGGCGCTGAAATGCTTGACATTACTGTTACGGATGAAAAAATCAGTTTTCCATGGTTTATGCGCTTGCCCGCGCCGGAGGAAATCAGCGCCTATACACATTTTGTAGCACATTTGGTTTCATTGGCAAAAGAACTCAAACGTGTCAATGCGACTGCAAAGCAAGCGGAAAACGAAAAATACGCATTCAGGTGCTTTCTGCTTCGCTTGGGTTTTATTGGGGATGAATATAAAGAAACCCGCAAAGTGCTGTTAAAAAACCTCACCGGTCAATCTGCTTTTAAGGGCGTAAAACAAAATATTGATAAGGCGGTGGATGTAGATGAATAAACTTCCCACCGCCTTCTTTGTTAAATACCCTTTCAGAATTGAAGATTTAATGCGTCCTCACCTTCCGAAACAGCGCAAACCGTACAAAATCGAACAAGAAATTGAGCTTGGGAAAATTGACTATGAAAACTTCATAACCGACCTGTGTGTTGACAGATGGTTTATTGAAAAATATATGCAGCTTTGCCGGATAGACAATGACGGAGTGTGGCATTGCATTTATGTTATGCAAAAACGCAGAACCGACGGAGTGCTTGTCATGTCCGAAGGTGAAGTTTTTCCCAAGTGGGCGGCGTATTTGCCGAGCAAGGAGGGTAACAGATGAACATACATCCCGAAAGATTAAAGCAGCTTCGAGAGTATTATACGCCGGGCACCAGGGTGGAGCTTATACGCATGGACGACCCGTACAGCAAACTGCGTCCCGGCGATCAAGGCACCGTATCCTGTGTTGACGATACCGGCACAGTATTCGTAAATTGGGATTGCGGCAGCTCGTTAGGTGCTGTTTATGGCGTTGATGAGATAAGAAAGATTGATAAATAATCCGCTGTAATATACACAATTTTGCTCCTTTATTCTTGTTGAAATTATGAGAAAGTTTGTCTGGATAATAGTGTGTTTCTACGGTAATATGTGACTGCAAAAAGGAAAACGGGAAGGGAGCAAAGAAAAATGTTAACAGCAAAATTCGGCATTGAGATTGAATTTACGGGAATCACAAGGGCAAGGGCGGCGGAGGTTGCCGCAGACTTCTTAAACGGAACAACAGAGCGGGCTTACGACAGCTACGACACCTTCAAGGTTAAAGCGGCGGACGGACGCATTTGGAAGTTTATGAGCGACGGCAGCATTAAAACCGAAAGAAAAGAAAACGGGCGCAAGGTTCCGACAGACAAATCCTACAGCGTTGAGCTGGTCAGCCCCATATTTACCTACAGAGAGGACATTGACACATTGCAGGAGCTGATACGGCAATTGCGGCATGCGGGCGCGTTCACAAACAACTCCTGCGGGATTCACATACATCTTGACGGAGCAAACCATACGGTAAGGAGCATTCGAAACTTTATAAACATTATAGCGAGCAAGAACGACCTTTTCTACAAAGCGCTTCAGATAGCGCCGGAGAGAATGCACTACTGCAAAAAGATGGATGAGGTTTTGGTAAGCAAAATAAACCGCAAAAGGCCAAAAACCATGAGCCGGATAGAAAGTCTATGGTACGAAGGCTACATGGAAAGCACAAGCCGGCACTACCATTCAAGCAGATATCATTTCCTTAATTTGCACAGCTTTTTCACGGGGCATCATACGGTAGAGCTAAGAGGCTTCAACAGCACCCTTCACGCAGGCAAGGTAAGAAGCTACATTGTTTTGGCCTTGGCGCTCAATCATCAGGCATTGACGCAAAAGAGCGCCAGCGCCAAGAAGCCGCAGGTTGAAAATGAGAAGTTTGCGATGAGGACATACCTTAACAGGATAGGGCTTATCGGCGACGAGTTTAAAAACTGCCGGGAGCACCTTTGCAAGCACCTCGACGGCAACGCAGCATGGCGGTTTCGGGCAGCCTGATGAAAGCCGGATAAAATAGCAGGGCGGCCGCTGCGCCGCCTTGCACAGTACAAAACTATGATAAAAGGAGCAATGCAGAATGAGCAAAAAACTATATTTAGCATACGGCTCAAACCTAAACCTTGAGCAAATGGCGCACCGCTGTCCTACTGCAAAGGTCGTGGGAAAAGCCGAGATTAACAATATGCAGTTGTTATTCCGCGGGCCGCATGATGGAGCTGTGGCGACCATTGAACCTCGTAAGGGTTCCGCCGTGCCGGTTTTGGTTTGGGAAATCACTCCGGAGGACGAGGCGGCGCTTGACCGTTACGAGGGGTTTCCGCTCCTGTACAGAAAGGAAACAGTCAATGTTAAGCAGGGCGGGAAAGCCATAAAGGCTATGGTGTACATTATGAATGAAGGCAGACCTCTCGGGAAGCCCGGCTGCTACTATTACAGTATTATCTACGAAGGATATATATCCGCCGGCTTTGATACGGAAATTCTGAAAAAGGCGGTAGCGGACTCTATGGAGGATTGATAGTATAAAAAATACGTTATATCACAGAGCAGCGTCTAAAGCGGCGCTGTTTTTCGTTTGAGCAGATTTAATAAAGGAGGCGGTGATGATACGGAAACTCAAGAAATACACGCCAACGCGCTTTATGGCGAAGGATTCATATTACTGCAAAGAGGCCGCCGACTATGCGGTTGCCTTTATCCAAGCCCTGCGTCCATGAACGCTAACAATTGGGCACTGTGGAATACCTTCAAAGCACAGCTTCCACAAAAGTCAAACATACCTTGGTACAATGATGCACAATGGTGGGTGAAGGCAAACGGCATATCCGATAGTATAAGGCCGGATGAGCCTGCCACACGTGCCGAGGTGTGGCAAATGCTTTATAGGACATTAAGATAAAGGGGGTATATAAATGGACAAATTAATCGTGTTGAAACCAAAAGAAGTGGCAGAAATGCTATGCTGCAGTTATGGTAAGCTTATGCGTATGGTACGGGCAAATCTAATACCTCATTTTCGTATCGGTACACATGTGCTGTTTAACAGAGATGCGGTTTTAAAGTGGGTTGAAAACGGCGGAACTGCGCATAAAAATATGTCTTAAAACCTTGATTATTAACTTGACTTATGTGCCGAAGTATGGCTTATATAGTAGTACAAAAATCAAAGGAAGGTTGATATTATGGCAGGTACAATTTTAGAACTTGGAAACAACAAATACCGTTTTATGGTATGGTGTAAATCGGAGTATGATAATAAACGAATAAGGAAATCAAAGACCGTAACTGCAAAGTCAAAGCGTGAGGCTGAAAGAAAGCTTGCAGAATATGTACAGGAATGTGAGCAGAAATATTCCCTTGAGGGCAGCACTATGACCTTTGAGCAGTTTTCAAGAAAGTGGATTGAGGAGTACGCAAAGCCGAACCTATCACCTGTAACGGTTGAGGGTTATGAGCGGGAGCTGAAGAATAGAATAATTCCTGCTCTGGGCAATCTTATTTTAACCGAACTAAAACCAATGCACATAATTCACTTTTACAATGACCTCTTAACAGCACCTCGCCTTGACGGAAGGGAAGGCACCATTTCAGGCAGAGCCAGAAACAATGTACATAGAATATTATCCTCAATGCTAACCAACGCATTATATTGGCAGCTCATTCCCGAAAACCCTATAAAGCGTGTCAGACCTCCCAAACAGGAAAAGCATGTTGCAAGGTTTTATAACGAGGAAGAAACGGTGAAAATGCTTTCATGTCTTGAAAATGAGGAAATGAAATATAAGGTTGCGGTGCATATAGCTATATTCACAGGAATGCGACGTGGTGAAATATTAGGGCTTGAGTGGGGCGATATAGACTTTGACAAGAAGGAAATACACCTCGAGCGAACCAGCGTTTATACCGAAACTAACGGCGTTATAGAAAAAGATACTAAAACCCATACTGCAAGAACAGTTAGTATTCCTGCTGAGCTATGTGAACTGCTTAAGCAATACAGAAAGCATTGGTTAGAGCAAAAATTCAAACTCGGTGATGTATGGCAAGAAACAGACAGGCTTATGATCCAGTGGGACGGGAAGGCAATGTTTCCTGCCACACTGTCACATTGGTTCGGTAAGTTTTTAAAGAAGAATGAATTACCGGAAATAACTTTTCATGAACTAAGGCACACAAGTGCAACACTTTTAATAAACCTCGGCATAGATGTAGCAACGGTTGCAAAACGACTGGGTCATGCCCAAAACTCCACCACCCTAAATTTTTACACGCATGCCATATCGTCAGCCGATAAGGTTGCTGCTGAGGTGCTGTGTGGTAGGTTGGGGAGGTAG